TTGCTGCGGAGTGACGTGGGAGACGTAGGCGAGGTCACCGATGCTGCGGATCTCGTTCTGGTACAGCACGGGCACGTCATCGACGGGGGCATAACGAGTGTCAGCAACCGCTTCCGACAGCTTCGTCGCTAGCGCGTCGGCCACCGCCTGAGCGTTCGCCTTGGTCCCCAATTCCTCGGCCGCAGCGGCATGCGCGTCCTCGAAGCGATTCAGGTTCGCAGCGTCGATCGACGTGGTGTTGTCCGGCTTGTTCTTCCAAAGTCGCTTCGTGAACTGCATCGACATTTCCTTCTCGCTGTGAACCTGATGGATGAGCGGTCGAGATCGCCCCCGCGTCCCCTCCGCCGCTCAGCCGGGGAACACGTCGCTGCCGGGGAACAGGTCGATCCCCGGCAGCAGGGGCGTCAAGGGGTCACTGGCGCTTTCGTGAATCCGGCATCCTCGAGCACGCGATCCCAGCCGGGGCCGCCGAAGTAGTGGCGGATGGATGCGCCGTACTCGGTGTCGACCATGCCGTTGACGACGGTCGGCCACGTGAGCGAGCCCTCACCGTCGGTGATGGTCTGCTCGCCCATCTCGGTGACCTCACCGGCGAGGAACAGGCGGGCGTAGTAGATCGTGTCGACGCCCGAGTTCGCCTTCGAGATCAGCAGGTACCGCTGCTGGCGGATCTGCGCAACGGTCGGCTGGTCGAACGCGACCTCACCGGTGACCGCGTCGGCCAGCATCGCCGACAGATCGACGCCGAGGTTGTTCTCGATGTTGTGGCGGTTGGTCTCCAGGCCGGTGAAGTTGATGCCCGAGACGTCCGAGGTGAAGTCGGACTTGACCGGGTTGGAGTAGCCGATCGCGTTGATGTCGGACTTCTCCATCTCGCGAGAGAGCGTGATGGCGTCGTCCTTGCTGAGCAACCCGAAGTCGTACGCGCCTTCGGGCAGCTCTGCGAGTGCAGACTGTGCGCCTGCGGTGATGTGCTCGATCACCGGGACGGTCATCGGCATTCCGAACACGTGGGCTTCGTTGGGCTTGATGATGAGTTCGCGCTGGTGACGGGCGACCTCGAGTTGACCGACTCTGCTGGGCATGGTGCCTCCTTAAGGCATGAAAAATGGCCCACAGCAACAGCAATGGGCCAGAAGAGGGGTGATCGATTACGAGCGAGGTCGCTGCAATCCCAGGACGTAGTAGGCAATCTCTCGCCGCTGGTCGGGGTTTTCGTACGGCTCGGACTCGGGCGGAGTGTCCGTCCGGCAGAAGTCGACGCAGACCGGCTTCGGTTCGTCGTCGACTTCGATGTCGTTGCCTGCGATGTTCTGCAATCGCTGTTGCACTCGGCGCGCCAGTTTCGATGCGCCGCGCGGGTCGGGGTGGTGGCAGATGACGCTCACGCGCGGGTAGTCAGTGATGCCGTCGTCACTGCCCCCAACCCGATTGATCTGGATGCCGATTCCGTCGTCGTCGGTCGGCGGCTCGGTGTCGGTCTCGGCGAGCGGGGACAGGAAGGACATGAGCACGTCTTCGACGTTCGGATAGAGCGTCTCGTCCAGTTCCACCACCATCAGCGGCCCCCTCGCTTGATTGCCTGCACCGCTGCAGCCACCGCACGGACTTTCTTCGATCGCTTGGTCCCGAACAGTGCCGAGAGGTTGCCAGGCGAATAGGCGACGATCCGGTGTCCCGGGCGTCCGTCGCGGCCGACGGCCGGTTCCTTGCGGACCATGGCCGAGAGTTGGCCGGTCCCGCCCGGTACGCGAGCGGCGGAACGGAATGCAGCGATGCCGCGGTCCGCTCCCCTGCTCGTTGCCGATCGCACTGCTCTCGATCGCATGACCGCCTTCTCGTCGCGCGAGGTGTAGCGGAAGGTGCCGGGCTTCGGGTCAGCCATTGGCCGCTCCCCCTTTCCACTCCACGAGTGTTCCCCAGACGTGATCGGCGATGCCGTCCTCGTCGAACCAGGTCTGGAGATCGCCGTCGACGTGCAGGCGCTCCCCGATGCCGTCGACAGCGAGAACGTTCTCGGTCGACTCGGGAAAGCCCGGCGGCGCGTACAGGATCCACTGCTCGGATCGTTCCAGCGGAACACCCTCAGTCGAGGCTGCAGGTTGGACCGAGCAGCCGGGATATTCGGCTGTGGCCACCTCGGTCATCACGCCGCGCTTGCCGCGGACTCGATCGACGACCTTGACGGTCTGATTGCCGAGCTCGTCCATCAGCAGTCCCCGAAGTGATACTGCGGCATGATCGCCAACGAGATTCCCAGCAGTTGCTTGTGGAAATCGGTGATGACCATCGAGCCGCCCGGGTCGACGAGCGTGCCCGACCGGGTCACGCCGCCGACCGTCCGCGAGTACTGCGTGTGGCCGGCGTATTTCTTGTTCGCCAGCGCGGCGCGAACGACGTCGACCACGACGTACTTGGCTTGCGGGTGACCTTCGGCCAGATCCGGCTTCTTGTCGGTGATCCACTGCGAGACCGCGGCGATCTTGGCCGCGGCGTCGACCGTCTCCGACTCGGTGAGGGTGCTCGAGATGTCATTCGGCGTCGCGAACTCGGCCACGTCGCACCCCCTTCGCTACTTCGCGTCGAGCTTGTCGACGGCCGCGATGAGCTGGTCCTTGTTCAGACCATCGGTCGCGACCCCACGCAGTGCTGCGTACTTCTCCCACGCCACCTCTGTGGCTGCGGCTTTCGGCCGCGGCGCAGGGGTTTTACCCTGCGCCTGCAGTGCAGCCTGGCGATCGGCTTCAGCCTTCGCTGCTGCGGCTTGTTCAGCCGCCTGCCGCTCCGCTTCGTCGTCCACTGCCTGCTCGGCCGCGTCGCTCGCGAGCTTGATCGCGCCGGCGCGAATCAGACGGTCGACCTCGGACTCGGGCGGGTCGAGGAGGTCACCCTTACGATGGCGAACTCCCGCGCGGTCTCTCCAGAGGGACGCCACCATGACGTATGCGCCGCCCATCACGCGATCCCGGAGATCCAGCAAGCAGACTCGGGCTCGTCCACGCCGATCATGCGGATCTGCGTGGTGTCCGAGCGCCACGACTCGGTCGAACCACCGTTCGGACCGCCTCCCTCGGGGTACATCCCGGTGCCCTCCAGTGGGCGAGGGTCGGCGTAGAAGCCCGTGATGCCGCGCTGGCAGACGAGTCCGCGGTCGATCGGCCACAGCGGGGAGTGCAGGACGTTCAGATTGAGAACCTTGTTCGGGAGCAGGCCCGTGTAGGTGATCGACTGATCCGCGACGTTGCCGACGTAAATCTTGTTGAACTCCTCGTTGTCCATGAAGTCGTACAGCAGAGCGCTGTTGAGCACCAGCGTGTCCGGACGGTAACCCTTCGGCTTGGTCGGGTCGCCGTTGTGGAGCGCGCCCGCAACGAGTTTCGCGGCCTCCTTGATGTCCGAACGGATCTTGCTGGTCGCGTCCTCCCATTCGGCGGTCGCCGCGACCTCGGGCACCGACGCCGCCTCGAGAGCGGACCGGAACCCCAGGTCGTTCGCCTGGATGATCGTGTTCGCGGTTCCGGTGATCTGCTTACGCAGCTTGTCGATCTGATTGAAGTCGCGCATTTCTCGCGAGACTCGCACGGCCGCAGCGGTCTTCACGCCACGGGCGACCTCGGGCAGCCCCTCGCCCAGGTCGAACACCGGGATCTCGCCGAACTCGGCGACGGCCTCGGGGTTTCCATCGAGGAACAGCGGGACCGAACGCTCGAACTGCACGAGCAGGCTGCCGGGATTGCCGGCGTTGCGGAACATCGCCTCACCGATGATGTTGTCGCGCACCAGATCGATGACGCGCTGCGGGATCGCCTTGGGCTGCCCCATGATCTGATCGACAGTGATGTTTCGACCGTCGTCGATCGAGACGGTCGACTTTGTGGTAACCATGAATCAGCCTCCCAATCGGACGAGGACCGTGTTGTCCGCGTCGGTGTTCTTCTCGATGACGCGACCGAGGGTCTGAGCGAGAGTAGAGCCCGCTGCTGCTTTCTTGACGCCAGCGTTGACGCCCACGACGACGAGATCGCCGGGGCCGGCGGATCCATCGGACTTGACCGGCACGACGGCGGGTGCGGACGCAACAGTGACCTGATCCGTTCCGACGTAGAGAATTCCGGGAGCTGGTGCGACCTTGGGCGCGGCGTCCGTCAATGCGACGCCGAGCACCTTGGCGGAGTCTGCGGTCGCCGGAACAACGCTTCGAGGGCCGACGCCCGGATGCACGACCTGGCCGCCGACTATGGCTGCCTCGGCCGTGTGAGTGATCCGACCCTTCTCGAACTTGACTGTGATTCCCGGCATCAGAAGCCCTCCAGACCCTTGTAGGCATCGCTCTCGCGAATGTTCGTGACCTCGTCGACATCGGTCGACTCGTTCTGGCCGTGGCCGATCTCGGCGACCGGCACCAGCCCCTTCGGCAGGTCGTTGATGACCTGCGTCATTCCGTCCCGATCCGCGGCCAGTGCTGTGAGCCAGTGTTCGCGTCGGGCGGGCGGGAACTTGCCGTCCTTGATCGCGTTGGTCACGAGCGCTTCGTCGGAATCGCGGAGCTGCTGATTACGCGCCTCGCGACCCTGCGATGCCGAGGCGACGACCTCGTCGTACTGAGCCTGATCGACGATCGTCAGACCGTGCTTGCGGGCATAGTTCGAGACCTGCGACGGCGTCGGTTCGCCGTTGGCGTCCGCGGCTCCGCCGGTCTCGGACGTCTGCTCTGCGAGCGCCTCGTCGACGGCTGACAGTGCGGTCTCGTCGTCGGCGTCGACGTCGAATCCGAAGCGCTCAGCGAGGCCTTCCTTGAGTGTGGGCACAGTGCCCTCCTTTCCTGCGTCCCCGGCCTCGGTGGCAGAGGAATTCTTGGGGCGGGGTGTGAGATTGGCCGGGTTCGGCGCTGCTCGGCGTCCCGCGTAGTTGAAAATCGTGAGGTCGAACTTGTTGGTCGCCTGTTCGGCGTCGGCATCGGTGCCTTCGACTCGATCGGCGAGTCCTGCATCGACGGCTTCCTCAGCGGAATACCAGGTTTCGGCCTGCATGGCGGTGCGCCATTCGGCGTTGTCACCACCCGCGCGCTCGGCATAGATGCTGGCGATGTTCTCGCCCATCTTGTCCAGGTAGGCGGCGTAGTCGGCCATGTCCTTGGGGTTGCCGACGCACACACCATTGGGGTCGTGAATCATCATCTGGCTGTTGCGATTCATCACCACGACTTCGCCCGCCATCGCGATCATCGACGCAGCGCTGGCCGCGAGACCGTCGACGATCGTGGTGACCTTCGCCTTGTGCCCGCGCAGTGCGTTCAAGATCGCGATGCCGTCGTACGCAAACCCGCCGGGAGAGTTGATGTGCACGGTGATCTCGTCGGCGGTGATCTCGGCCAGGTCTCGTGCGAACTGGTTGGCACTGATGCCGCCCCAGAACGATTCGCCGATCTCGTCGTAGATGTAGATCTCGGCAGGCCCGTCGTCGTCGGCCTTGTTCTGAATGCGGTACCAATCGCGCTTCGCGTTCGCGGCGTTGATCGGAACTCCCATCCTGTTTCGGTTGGCGTGACTCACTGGTCCGCTCCTTCGGTGTCAGGCGCTTCGTCGGCGCTGTCTGGGTCCGGCGCGGTGAGTCCGAATTTCTGGCGGAGTGCGATCTTGAGCTCGTCGTCGGGCTCCAGCAACCCGTTCTGCACGAGCGTCCCGAGGGCGGCGGCCGTTGCGTCCTGACGAGAACCGATCTCGTCGAAGACGATTCGCGGGGCGGGCTCATCCGGGCCGAAGTTGATGTCGACCAGATCCTCGACAACGTGCGCGTTGGATATGTCGCGAATGAACTCGCCGAGTGCCTGCACGGATTGAGCGAAGGGGTCGGCAAGTACCGATGCGAGCGCATACGAACCGCCGCGATCGAGATTGAGGAAGTGGGCGAGGCCGGCCAGTGCGATCGACTTGTCGTGGTAGTTGATCGCGGCCTGCATATCAGGCAAATTGCCTGAGACGCCCTTGAGTTCGAGCGTCTGGCCGGGTGCCAAACCGACACCGGACGACATGCCGCCCCGATAGCTCGACGCGAGGTCTTGCATGTGCTTGACCTCGGTCTCGTCGTTCTTTGCTGCAGTTCCGACGGGCACACCCATGCCATTCCGACGCGCAGTCGCCGCCTGCAGCCGCAGGTACTCGTCTTTGAGCAGCCAGTGCTTGTAGGCGGGCCGCAGAATCGAGCTGCCCTTCCAGTCACCCGGCTCGGGGTCGCGGACGTACGCGACCAGACGCGAGACCGGGATCTTGACCTTTCCGAGGCCGTACACCACCCGCTTGTTACTCGCAGGTGCGTACTGCTCGATGGCCTCGAGCCCGCCATCGAGCGCGACGAGAATGTCCGAGATCGTCTTCTGTGGTCGCGGTGCCAACTTATGCAGCCGTGCGCGAGATCCGTCGTCGTTGATCGAGTAGACCTGCTCGAAGAAGCTGTGCCCATACGGCAGCATGAGCAAAACCGTCTGCAGATGCTGCGCCCAAGAGAATCGGCCGCGCATGCGTGGCAACGAGTCCGGCTCGGTACCGAGGATGGGAAGACCCAAGTTGCGCGCAACGTCGTCAGTGACCTCGTCGCGAGCGCCGTTCGGATCGACCCACCAGTTCGCACTGCGAATCGGCAGTCCGATCGCTTGGAGGACCGACGAAACGCGCCCATCCTCTTTCATCATGCGGCTGTATATGCGATTGCACTGCGGCCACTGCAGTTCGACGAGCTCTTCGTCCTCGTTCCATAGCTGCAAGGCCGTGGCCTGATCGGTGACGTAACCGGTTTCGTACGACGGAGCGACGATATCTGCCATCGGTCACCACCTTTCAAAATCCAACTGCGAGAGCATCGAAGTCGCGCGGGTTCGACTGCCATGAGCCAGCGCCGAATTGGTTGTCGGTCTGCGGTTCCCTGTCCCACGCGGGCGATACCGGCGGGCCTGACCATCGGGACTCGTAGGTCAGCAGCGCCCAGCGGGCGTGTGTCACGGCATTCAGCGGCGCGATCTGCGCCTCGCCGCGCTTCGACCAGACCCAATCGCCGCCCGGCAGTTCGCGTTTGACGGCACCCTCGGCGGATGCGTTCAGCGCGGGCTGATCGGCGATCGAGAGCATTCCCGACTCGATGTCGTCGAGCATTCCCGTGCAGGCGACCGCAATCTGACCCGTGTTCGACTTGGACAGCTCGATATCCGTACCCGGTGCTGCGAGTAGCGGTTCGAGCACGGTCGACGGCGACTTACCGTCGGTGCCGGTCGCGCACGGATCCCATATCCCGACGAGCGAGGTCAGATTCTCGACCATTCCGGCCTGCGTCGAGGGCCGGAAGTAGCCGACCTCGACGTGGATTCGACCTGCGGTCGTGCGCTGTGCGGCAGCGATGCACCACAGTGCGCGATCCATCGTGCGATCGACACCGATCGCCTTCGGTCCGACGAATTCGGGCCGCTCGAACACCTTCAGGTCGTTCCATTGGTCCTGATCGATGACGGCCCATTTCGGCGTCAGGTTTCCGGACGGCCAGTCACCCCGGCCGAGGTATTCGACATCGAAGCTCTTCATGCCCGCCACGGTCGAGAACTTCCGTAGCTCGGCCGCTAGCTTCTTGACCGTCTGGATCACGCCGAACGACGGGTTCGCCCAGCGCCAGGTGTCCGGCCGTGAACGATCCTGCTCGAGCGGGGACATCCACTCGGCGAAGAAAAGTCCTTCCTCGCCCTCCAGGCCCCGTTCGCGAACTGCAGCAAGCACCTTTCCGTTCGGGTGCTGCTCTTGATTGACCGCGGACGACGTGTAGATGGTCTGCGGGTCATCCGAGTTCATCTTGGTCGGAGACAAGGCGGCCATATCCGCCTCGGTCAGGTCGTACGCCTCGTCGTAGATTTCGAGGTCGACCCGGTCGAGTCCGCGCCCGGCATTTGCGGAGCGCGTCGTGAAAACCACTTCGGCACCGGATGCGAGCACGATCGTGCCTCGACCTTGAGAGCACGTCTTCGACTCGACCCTTTTGAGCATCCAGGGAGTCGTCTTGACAATGTTCCAGGTGCGCTTCCAGAGCGACTTTGCGGTCTCCCACTGCTGTGCAGAGAAGACGATCTTCTCTCCGAGCTTGTAGATGCCGTACAGCACTCGGATCGACAAGATGAGGGACTTGCCGTTCTGGCGCGGAACGATCAGGCAGCACTCAGGATGCGTCCAGGTGCCGTCGGCGTCCTTGGACATGATTCGCTCGAGCGACCAGGACTGCCACGGCATCGCGCGGATGTGCGACGCCGAGCGCTTTGCCAATTCGACTGCCTTGCGGCCAAGTTCGGTCTCGCCAGGGGTGTAGGCCAACGAATTGGGCGTCTGGCGACCCTCTAGCCGAGGCCACTCCGCGGCAATGATGTCCGCGAAGGCCGCATCGATGTCTTCTTCACAGATCGTCGAGGGGGTCGTAGTCAGCGGCGTCGCCATTCTCCGCACGCCTCCTCTTCACCTCTGCGAGCATCTGCCGGAAGACGGTTGCCAACTGCCGCGACTCCTGAGCTGCGCTGTCGATACGGATTTCGAGCACCTCTGCGTCCCCACGGCTTGGAATCAAGCGCATCCAGAGGTCGTCGTCGCCAGTCAGCACACGATGGAGCCGATCAAGGCGGTCCTTGATCCTGCACACCTCGGTGATGAGAGCGGTCATCTCGTACGAGTCGCCGTCGACCGCGAGCTCCTCAAGTAGCTCTTGTCCGCCGTCGTCGAGACTGTCCATCTAGCCCCCTGCGCGTCAGTTTCGAGCCTCGTAAAAAAATCCGTCCTGACTCCGGCAGTCGGGAGTACCCCTCCCCCCTCTGTAATATCCGAGGGGGTGGGCCTGACCAGGCGTTATGCGTGCATACCCGCTAGGGGTATCAACTCTGACGCGAGTCGATCACGGCTTGACGGACGAAGCAGTCCTTCGCCTCGAGCAGCTTGCGGAGGCCAGTCGTCAGCTCGGGGCCGCTTTCGAGGCTGTCTGCCATGCGGTGCGCGATGTCGAACACCGGTGCGCTCACGGCGGCCAGATGGGGCGGCAAGTGCTTGTACTCGAACAGGTCGAGCATGTGCTGTGTCGCGGGATGTTTCGTACCTTCGGGCATTTCGTCTCCTTGTCAGGCCATCGTGGGCCAGTCGAACCACGTCGTACCGATGTCGAGCGACTCATCCTCGGGCGACACCACGACGTCGGGCATGCGCTCATCCATGGCCACGCCAGTGACAGCGGGCCTCTGGTCATCACGTGAGCCACCACCACGCTGCTTGTTGCAGATGCCGTGGAGCAGGCGGTCAGCATCACCACCATCACGCGCTCGCTCTTCCGAGTGGTCGGCGTGTAGCGACTCGCCATCCCAGTTCGCTGTCTTCTCACGGAACATGGGAAGGCCACACCACCAGCACGGTGACCCATCCACATGGTCGGCCATGAGCTGAGCCCTGACCTTCTCGTGTGACCAGCCATAGCCACGCTCAGTAGTGGTCAGCCCTGCCATCTACCGACGCATTACTGTGAGTCGCACGATGATTCGGGTGAGGTTGTAGATCAGCCAATCGAGCATGTATACCTCCACTGTGAGCGGAGAGACGAGGAGTCGAACCCCTGCCCTTTCGGACCGTGCCGCGTTCGAAGCGGTCCCGCTACCACTAGCGGTTGACTCTCCATGTGGTCGATGGCGTAGCAGTTACGCTCGCGTTTGGTTCCGCGACGCACAACAGTGGTGACCAAACCACCCGATGCAACGCACGGACCATCGACCTATTTAGTTGTGAACCGCCACCTCGCAAGCTGTGTGCGCAGGTGGACGAATGACCTCGACCCAGCGCAGTCGTGACCTAGCGCGTGGGCATCATGGGTTGCTTCTCCTGGAGATTCCAGATGGCAGGAGGCTTGACGCTGGATCGAGGAGATTGTGAGCGATGGGGAATGGTCACCACTCTCACTGCGCGTTAGCGTAGCAAACGGGTGGGCACTTAAGCAGTCAACCTGCGATCAGGCCGAAACCCGCTCCCGATTGCGCTTCCTCGACGGGTACTGCTCGTGTGCGTCGAACACTTCGCCCACGACGTACACCGCCGGCCAATCCGGCCGCCACGGCCCGGGCACTGGCCGAATCTTCGATGCGCCGAGCAATGTCTCGAACCGCTTCTTGTTCAGCCCTTCCCAATCACCACCGAGTTCTGCTGCGAGAGAAACGATCCCAGCCTGGTTCAGCCGTTGCCGTTTCGCGCGCTCGATCTTGCTGTCGGTCACCGCGGCGAATCGTTCACGTGGCGGCCGATCGGTGCACGCGAATGCCTGCTCGTACGCATCCTTGATCTCGTGCGGCGCTTCCTCGCAGCCCTCGGTCATCGCCAGGCTGATCAGGTGCGCATCGAGCCACTTCGCCAGGCACGCGGGCGTGTCTGCGTTGTAAGCAGGCGGAACGACGCGTTCGTGCTCGCGCATCGGCCCGATGTACCGACGCCAGTGCGTGTAACCCACTGGAATGAACTCGATCTGCCGGTACTCACACACGTGCCGTACCCAGGTCGCGAGCACGTTGTGCAGGATCCACATCGCCTCCGATCCGGCCTCGTCGAACGGGAGCGGGTAGACCTTCTCGCGCGGTGACCCTCCCCCACCCTGACGCGTGCCGAGTCGATCCTGCCGCGTTGCGGTGATCTCGACATCGATTGCCAGAGCGGGGATCTTGCGCAGGGTGTCGCTCATCGCGGTGAGAACGAATCGCGGGATGAGTAGATGGTCGTCGGTCACCAGAACCTCCACCATGGTCGTTCATCGCTCGCGACCCTCACCCATTCAGGCCGAACCCACGTTTCGAGTTCTACTCGCTTCAGCTCTTGCTGAGCTTCGTATTGGTCGAGCAACGCATCCTCACGGGCCCACTTTTCGCGCAACAACCTCGACGCTCGCACCTCGCGAATGCTGCCAATGCGCCTCGCTCGACGCTCATTCACAGTGCTCATCACCGGCCGCCTATCAAGTTGATCGTGATGCCGAGGCCTTGGCTCGCTTGCCTGAGTGATTCCGTCAGCTCGTCAGCGCAGTCTCGGAGAGTGCGCCAGGCCGTCTCGTCTAGATCGGCGATATCCTCGGCTCTAGCTCGCCACCTCTCGGCCAATTTGCCGAGCGGGACGACCGTCGTCCATCCCAAGATCATCGGCGGATAGGGCTCCTGTGAAATCGAACTCCGATGCCCGCCCGCGTGGTCATCGGGCAACTCGCATCGCACTGCCTCGTCGTGACGACCCACCCGCGGGTCGACCGATGTTGCGGTACAAATGTTTTGCTCTCTCATCGCTTCTCCTTCAATGCCGACACGCGCTCGTCGTGCTCGTTGATCTCGGGCTTCCCCTCGAGCGCATCCCGACGCTCGGTCAATCGATCCTCAGCCTCGGCGAGGATGCGGTCACAGACACGATCCCGAGCCACATCGAACGCGGTGATCACGTTCTCGATGTGCTCGGCAACCGAGAACGGCTTGCGCTCGCCATCGACCATGGGCGGGCCCGGAACTATCACCTGCACTACCTCGCTCATGCGATCCCCTGCCTCGTCGGTTGGTTTCGGTTGCGCCTCGGCCGGCGTGATCGCGTCGGATCGTGTGCCCACATCGGCGGAGTGGTGGATGGTTGCGGGAGTGCGCGCTGGCGAGGGGTTGTCGGCGCGTCGTCCGTGAGATTGCGCAACACCCGCCGATCGTGTTCGCTCACCGCATCGGGTTCGCCAGCAATCCATCTGGCCATTGGACTGCCAGCGGGCACGGAGAAGTACGCCTCGGTCACTATTCGCACGGGATCCTGACGTCCGGCGAACATTCGGCGTTCGAGTTCTCTTGCCTCGTCGGTTATGACGATCGATGCCGAGTGCCCCAATGGCATTCGCTGGCCCTCGCGGCCAATGACGAAAACCTCGCCGTTGATAGGCCTGACGCCAGTCGTTACTGGCAATGACGCAGGTGGGTACAGCGCCAGATCGAGTTGCCGAGGGTCGTGATTCCATTCCAGCGCTCGAGAGACCGCTCGACGCACAGTCCGCAGAACGTACAGTTGCGACTTCGTTGCCCACGGTCCAATGAACTCCGATCCAGGACAAAGGAGTTCGCTGTCGTCGTCGGCGTGCCGATACGCGTCGAGCTCGCCCAGAACACGCTCGAGCGGCTCGCGAAAGCCAGTGAAGTCCGCGTAGAACTCAGCCGATTGGTATCGGATCCGCAACTTGCGCATTGCCTCGGTGATCGCGAGGCCGTGCCACTGGCCACCACAGATCCGGCACTCCGCCTGGTTGATGTTGTGGTCGTATCCGCTGGATTCCTGCTCCATCTGCCAATCGACCAGCGCATCGATGTCGTCGATGATGTCGCTCATTCGGGCAACTCCTTCGGTTGATCGGAGATCGTGATGTCGAGCCACATCCGCGCCTGCCCCTTGCGGGTCTGGTGGATGATCGGCTCGGGCTTGGACATGAACTGCGGGATGTCGTCGGGCACGAGCCCGTATCCGACGAGGCCGTCTGCAGCGCCGGCCAGGGCATCGAATATCGGCTTTGCGGTAGCGATCAGATTGTCGGTATCGCGGCGGGCGTTCGTCCCCGGGCGGTAGTGGAGCTGTACGACCGCGTGCCCGACGTTCTTGGGCAACTTGGCACCGTGAGCCAGGTAGTAGACATCCGAACGAATCTGGGCGATCTGAGCGGCCTTCGCTCGGGCGGCCTGGACGGACGCCCCACGGTCGTTCATCGACAGCGGCGGGGTGGTCCATGGGAGCTCGATCGTGATCGCCGAGCCTGTGGATAACGTCATTTCGCTACCCCCGCCGAGGAAGAATCCGCTCGAATCTCGCGTACGTTTCTTACTGCAGACGAAGAGATTTTTCTGTAGTTGGAGTTCTTACGTAAGTCCGTCCGTCCGTCCGTGCCATTTAGGCATCGACGATTTACGCATTGCTTCGAGTAATGCTTGTTGCATGCTTGTCGCACCTCTACTTGTCCCATCTCGCCTGCGCCCCTTTCCGTCCGCGCTCGCTCAATTTCTGGCGTCGCGCCTCGTGTTCCGAGCTGCTGAACTGGTATTCCGTCCACCCGTGCACTTCCCATCCGCCCGCTACCTCGTTCCACAGTCCCGCCTCGACGAGCTTCTTCGCGTCGTTGACGGTGCCGCCGATTACGCGCAATGCAGCCTTCGGAATCAGGCCGTCCAAACCATGCTTTCCGGTGTAGGCCATGCCCGAAAGGTGGACATAAATTGGCCGAAATTGCTTCTCTTCGACCAAAAACAGCATCTTTGGATGGTCGAAAGTGCTCGTATCGAGCCGTATCCATGGCAGTCCCATTACTGCCTTCCTTCGAGTATTCGGCGCTCGAAGGACCCCGCTGGGTACCCTCGAGCACGATCAACATCCGACTCCTGCAGCGACCGATAGACGCGGTAGCTCGCCACTGCGATCGCGAGTCCGGCGATGATGAAGAGGGTCACGGGGACCCCTCCAGTTCCGACTCGGCCGCTTCGGCCCTCGCGCGCCACTCGTCCCGCTCCGCCTCGGCCTGCTGTCGCAGCTCGTGCGGCGTCGGCTTTCCGAACCGACGGATGGTGGTGACGAACGTCGGTCGACCGCGCTTGCTGACGGTGAACTCGACGTAGTTCGCGGCCTCGTAGGTATCGAGCATCTCGCCCATCGAGTCCGAGATCGCCAGCATCACGCGCTCAGCATCCTCACCGTTGGTGACGATCTTGACGTCGATCGACCCGTCGGTCGTGGTCAGCGACTCGAGAAGCAGCTGATCCTCGACCTTCTCAGGGTCGGGGCCCGCCGACTCCAGCTCGCGAACCCGTGCGATCAGGGCTGGCACCAGCTCGCGAGCTCGCGCCGCGAACCGAGCGTCGTTCTCGGCGTTGAGATGTGGCGCAACGTCGGCCGTGAACCGTTCGAGCATGCCGTCGGACGCGGTGCCGACACCCCAGTAGTTGCCGAACGGGTCGTCGGCCTTGATCGGCGGCGTGGCAGTCCACGGGCCGGGAGTTGCTGCGTCGGCGAGGGATTGGGCGGAATCGAGATCGATGTTGCTCATGCCTTCTCCCCCTCAGCCGCAGTAGCGAGGATGTTCTTCGCGTCCTCCACAGGGCACGTCCAAGCCTGATCGTCGTTGGGTGGAAAGTGTCCGTGTGCTTGACATCCGCCGTTGTGGTCGAACGAGCACTTGTCCGGGTCGGTGAGTTCCGTCAGCACTGCGTTGGGCACGATGCTGTAGCCGGCGTCCGTCAGCTTCGACACCAGATGCTTCACAACCATCACGGACCAGGGCTTCATGTGCGGGTTTCCGGCGACGTACTCGCACAGTTCCTCGGCCATGATGTCGATGTGTGTGGGGTTCACTGTGCTCACAACACCACCGCCGAAGCGACCGCAGACCGTGCCTCGTACGTCTTGCGAGTGGCACGCAGCAGCGCCACCTGGACGTTGCGCGGCAACGGATCACGTTCCTGATATCCAGTCACCTTCGGACGCAACCGACGTGCCTGACGCTTCACGCACAGCTTTCCCGAGCGGATGATCAGGATGCCCCACTGGTCGGGCACCGTCAGGTTGCTCAGAACCTTCAGTTCGGACACGGCCAGCCAGAAGTAGTCCAGGTGCTCGGAGAACGTCGCGGCCTTCTCGGGATGATCCAGCTCACGCTTCAGATCACCGCGGCTGCACTTGATCTCGATGCCGTGCATCGCGAATCCCTCGGACGGCCACATGTCCGCTACGACCGCGTCGAGACAGCGCGTGGCCCACGTCGGGTTGAACTGGACATGCTCGGCGACGACGTACCGCGGACTGGTGCCGTTGAATGCCGCTGCGTACCGCTGATGGACGAGATCGAGCATCTCGCGCTCGGTGGTCATGGTGTCTCCTGTGGGTCGAGGGCAGCGCGGAGATGCCTGACGAAGTGGTGAGGTGAGAACTGGTGACTGTCGTCGTACTCGCCGTTGTCCCAGGACTGCATCAGTTCGTGAACCTTGGCGATGGTGTTGTCCCGTTCCCGCACCGCAGCCAACAGAGCCGGAATGTCCTCGCGGGCATGGGCAATGAACTCAACATCTTCGACCGTGCCGCCCTGATGGCGCTCGACTATCGCAGTTGCGATCTCGCCACGTTGTTTGGTCACCCATGCGTAGGGATACGAACTTCGGATGCCGGTGTCAGCGACGCGTGTGCCCCACGGTCCTTCGGTGGCTGCGTTGGCTCGAGCTTCGATCGCCTCGAGTTCCTCGGGGGTCATCGAGACACCTCCGATCGCATGTTCTTCCCGCACCGAACGCAGCGAGCCGAGATGATTCGGACGCTCTCGGCTGTGAGCCCCGGTCCGATTCCAGAGAATCGCTTCCGCACCGAGACGTTCTCGTGGGTGCAGTCGAACAACACATCGCGGCCGTACCGTTCGGCACACGAACGGCATTCAGCGATACGGACAGGGTGGCCGGCATCGTCCGCGTAACCGGAGTCGTCGCCGGGGAATGTCGTGTGCTCGACGTACCAATCCCCTATCGCGATCCGCTTTCCACAGCCGCACTTGCGCAGCTTTCGGCTCTTGCGGGGAACGGTAGTAACCATGTGGTTCACCGAATCCCGACTGGCGAGCTGAATCGCTTTTGCTCTCGACGCATCTGCGCAGGCGTCATGGTCACGCAGGCGTCGTACACGGCCAGCACGCGCGCCGATGGGTAACCCCAGGACGGCGCGGGGTCATGCTCGGATCGGTCGACGGCCTCGCCGATCGGTTCGACGCGATACAGCGCGCCACGTGGATAACCTGCGGCGTACACCCGCGCATAGTTTCGATCAGTCGTCACGTAGATCAGCCCGGAGTCGTTGTCGTCGTCGGTGAGCGGATTGCCTGCCCGACGCGCCTCGCACGTAGGGCAGTCGTCGACGAGATGCGAAGTGTCGCCGTTCGGTCGCGGCTCGATGATGTCGCCGACCCGCAGGCCGGGAGCGCCTCCGTGCCAGAATCTTTCGCTCACTTCCCCCACCCCCGATTGATCTCAGCCGCAGCCCAATCCGTCCACGTGACGTTCGTGCCGGGAACGTTCTCGACGCCGTAGCAGGTGTGCTGCGTACGACCGGGGTTGCCATAGGGCACCAGATACCCGAGCAATCCCGCGGCGGCCGCGGTGTACGAACCGCCGCGCAGACGCGCGAGCCAGTCCGTCGACCGCAGCGCATCGATGCTCTTGAACGGGTCGGACTCGTTCAGCTCCAACGCTGCGTACGGGGACAGCCCTGCCGCGATCCGCCGAGCCGGACTGAAGCGATCGGTCGAGCAGATGATGTCGCGCGGGTTAGCAAGCTCGTAGACGACGGTGCCCGCCGGCCACTTCCCGTGCGACGAGTGCAGACCGAAGCCCGGCGCGGGCACGATCGAATCCCCGGGTGCACGTGAGGGGTTGGCGATGTTGACGACGAATGCGACGTCGAGCTTCGTGCCGTTCGCGTTGCGGAAGTCGCCGCGCTCGACGCCCTCGAGGAACCGTGAGACCACGATCCCGCCGAGGCTGTACGAGATGATGCCCGCGCGGTTCGGCGAGTTGCGCACCTTCCACGCGAGATCGCGGACTCCGATGTCGACGCAGACGTCGAGCGGGAAGCCCTTGCCGTCCGATGCGCCGATCCGGCCGATGGTTGCCGGGTAGTCGACCTCGCCGAGCCGGAACTTCTGGGGGTTGAGCTTGCGCGTCACGAGCCCGCACATGTCGCTCAGAGGCCCGCGTGCGTTGCCTGTTCCGCGAGCTACGAAGACGTCGATCATGCGCCCCTCCCCTCAGCCACGAGGTACGCCAGAGCCTCGATCTTGTCGGGCCGGTAGCCGTCCCAGTGGTCCCGCCCGCCCTCGTCGAACTCGACGATGACGACGGGCGTGGAGCGGTAGCCGAGCTCAAGGATCGGGTCGGCGGCGTCCGGTGCGGACGCAACGTCGACCTCGGTGAACTCGATGGAGTTGCGCTTGAGGGCGCGCTTGGTGCCGGTGCAGGGCATGCAGTTCTTCTGCGAGTACAGGGTGACGTTCACTGAGTCACCCCGTTATCGACGTGGATCTCGACGTGAGACGGCTTCGACATCTCGACTATCGCGAGGGTCAGGGCGTGGATCGCATCCCGCTGCGCGAGGGCCGCCTCGACCATGGCGTGCGTGCCCATGCGCTCGTCGTACAGCGCCTCGGCGGCACGGGTGGCGCGGTTCTCGGACAAGAGAAGTTGATCGTCGACGGCGCTCATGCGATCACCAGCTCGTACGCCTCGGCAAAGGCCTTCTCTGTGGCGACCGAGATCGCGCCAGCGCTGTCGACGATCACCCAACCGCCCTCGTTGACGCGGCAATCGCCACCGGCGGTAAGAACCGCGAGGAACCCAGGCGCATTCTCCTCGTATACATGGCCGTTGCTGCGATCATGTTCACGCTCGTACCGCAGATGGTGTTCGTAACCGGCGGGGACGAACACGGAGCAAAGCGCGAAACGTTGGATGTCAACGGCGTTCCGCCAGCCTTTGAACTGCATCGCCTGGACTTTCTCGGGCTTCGTCTGGAAAACCTCAGCTGCGGTCATGCTGGCTCACCGCCGTTCGCTGGCTCGTTCACCTTGGCGAGTTCGTCGAACACGTCGAGCGCCACGACGGCCTGAGCATCGGACAGGCCTGCGATCCCGTTCTCGGGCTCTTCCTGCTTGCCGATGATCGAGTTGTCGCGCAACCACTTCAGACGATCCGCCCATCGAGTGAGCTTGTTCGACTTGAACGCCTCGGCCAGCTCGCGGCCGTGCTTCTCTGTGATCGGGCCATCGACGGGCCCGTCGTCCTCCGGCGGTTCCGTCGGCGTCGCCTCCTCACCCTTGGCGGAGTCGGCCGGCGCGGCAGCGCGGTCCGCCTTGATCTCGGCCGCGCTCAGCTTCACGGGAGGAAATGCCTCATCGCGGGTGATCTCGCCATTCCGCATCGACGTGAACGTGATGCCGAGCTCGGTCAGATCGTTCTCGCTCCACTCACTCGACGAGCTGCCCACCTTCGCCTCGAGCTGCTTACGCGAGACGCCGGCGTTCTCGAAGTGCTGGATCGAATTGGCGATGCGAGTTGCCAGCGGCACTCCCCCGCCGTCCTGCAGTGCCTCGCGGCAGCGATCCTCGGCCTCGTCGACGAACCACGACGGCAGGATCGCGAAGATGCACTCACGGACGCGACGAGCGCCCGAGTTGGCGTTGTTCTCGTAGATCTCGCGCATGTCGGTGAGCTTCACCGGGCCGCCGGTCTTGTCTCTCTTGTGCGGAACGATGAACGTCGAGGTGTTGCGCGCGTTCGTTTCGAGATCCCAGGCGAACGCCTGCATCTCCGACTCCCCCTTGTCGTCGTCACGACGCAGCTCGGCCAGGCCGTACTGCATGTTTCCCCAGCACCGCGCGAGTTCGCGGGCGATGTGGATCGACGGGCCGGACACGGTCTGACCGCCTCGAGGGAACGAGAAGAACGCCTTCTCGGCGACGGACTTCTGCGCGGTGGAGTCACGCATCTCCGACACAGCGATCGACTTGTTGCGCGGGTTCTGCTGCGCGACGAGCACTGCGGCCTGGACCTCGGCGACGGCGCGGGACTGCTCGATCTGTGTCGCCTGGCTCGTGGTCGAACGAACGGGCGGCTGTGCGAGTGGCTGGTAACGGGCGGGACTAGACATTGCTCAAGATCTCCTCGGCTTTGTAATGGACGTAACTGGGCAGGCTCACGAGGTGGGGCTCATCGCCCCATCCGGGCCAGTGGTTGTTGGCTTCGCATTTCGCGTACAGGTCGATCGCAGCTCGGTTGAGTCGACGACCGAGATTGACTGCATCGCGGTCGAGTTCGACGATGCTGACGGTGTACGGCGCTTCCTTCTGCTGGACGACGAACACGAACGCAGGGTCGTCGTCGAGGCCGAGTGCGATCGCGGCATCGCGGTACCACGCGTCCTGTTGGTGGTAGCCGAAGTCGCCGGCCGACTTACCGAACTTCGACGGGTCCGAACTCGCCGCGGTCTTGTAGTCGGTGATGATCAGCCGACCTCGGCCCTGCGTCGGCAGCCAGTCGGGTCGGGCCCGCAGCATCACGCCGGTCTCGACGTCGCGGTAGTACAGCGAGCGTTCGGCGACACCGGACGAGAACAGCGCCTCGGCCAGGGGGTGCTGCTTGATGGCCGCAGCCATCTCGTGGACCTTACGAAAGTCCTTGGACAGCAACGGCGTCTTACCCTCGGCCCAGACCTTGTCGCGAGCTTCCTTCGACGCCTTCGTGGTCCACGCGTCGAATTCGAGCTCAACGATCTCGGCACCCTCGCCGAGCACGAGCGTGTGCGCGGCGTGACCGAGGTCGAAGTAATCCTTCGTCTCGGTGCGCGGGTTGTCGCGTTCCCACTTGAACTGAAACGGCGTCGACGGAGGGAGGAGTTTGCGCGCGCCGGATGACGACAGAGATCCCCTGTCGGCGTGGTACTCCGAGTCGGGAATGCCGTCGTACTGGCCGGGCTGTTCCACGAGGTCGCTCATGCTGGCTCCCCGAACAGCGTCGGGACCGCCAAGTCGGATTCGAGGCGGGTCAGATTGTCGACGGCCGTCTTCCAGTAGCTGGGCTTGAGCTCGCAGCCGATCGCGCGACGGCCGAGCTTCACCGATTGGTACAGCTCGGACCCGATGCCCGCGAACGGCGTCAGGATCAGCTCGCCGGGGTTGGACCACAGGCGGACGCACCTGTCGATGAAGTCGAGCTGCAGTGGCGCGATGTGCCGCTCGTCGCCGTTCTCCTTCGCGACGCGCGTATTCAGCGTGTTCGTCTCCTTGACGCCCCACCAGACCGGCGAGATGTTCTCTCCGTCCAACCATCCGCCCTCGTGATGGTCGGACCAGATTGGCGACGCCCAGTCGATCCAGTCGTCGTTGGTGACCTCGCCGTCAATCACGGCATTCTTCACCGGCACGGCGTTGTCGCCCGGCTTCTTGAAGATCAGCAGATAGTCGGCCAGTGCGGGCCGAGACTTCGACGAGTCACGGTTCTTCGTCGCGAACGCAAGAGCGTGCGCCTTCGTTCGGATCGACTGCGCCTGAGGGTCCTTCCATACGGTTACCTCACCGTAGAAGATCCACCCTTCGGCCTGGAACAGGCGGATCACATCGCCACGGAAGTCGGTCAGCCCGATATAGCCGTCGACAGCCTTCTTTGTTGCGACCTGCTGCACATGGATTGCGGCATTGCGGCCGGGCTTCGTCACCCGTAGCTGTTCGGCGACGATGAAGCGGTAGTGCTCGAGGAACTCGATTCGGCTGGCGCTGTTGCCAAGATCGCGCACGGACGGGCTGTAGGTGTACAGCGAGTCGAACGGCGGACTGCACACCGACAGGTCGACACTGTCGGTGTCGATCTCGGACAGGCGTTCGCACGAGTCGCCGAGTAGCAGGGTCCAGTTCTCGCCGGACGCGCGGTCGGTCACGTATGGGTCTGATGGGTCGGTCATGCTGCGTACTCCACTTCTGCTCGCGCTCTGCGCATTTCGGCGACAAGTGCGGCGGTGATGTCGGATGCCTGCCGTTCCTTGCGGGCGATGTTCGCTGCGATCTGCGATTCCAGATCGGAGAGGATGACGTGGGCCTCGACGACACGGGTCTGGCCGTAGCGGTAGCACCGTCGGATTGCTTGGTAGTACTGCTCGTACGAGTCGCCCAGTCCCACAAATGCCATGCGGGCACAATGCTGGTAGTTCAATCCCTGAGAGGCGATCTGCGGCTTGGTGATCAGGTGCTGAATGTCGCCGTCGGCGAACGCCAGTAGCGCGTCGGCCTTCTCGTTCGGACGCATCGCGCCGTGGATGTTGACCGCGCTCGGTATCGCCTTGGCCAGTGCATCGGCCTCCGCATTCAGTCCGCACCACAGCAGCCACGGCTCGTTCGGCTCGGACGCAACCAGCGTGGCCGCCTCGGCGACACGGGCGTCGAGCGTCAGCTTTCGCACCTCGGCGCGGCCGCCAACACCTCCGAGTTCGGTTGCGAACAACTGCCCCTCGGGGACGGGGATCTCGGCGTGAACCAGATGTGGCACCACAGACAAGCCCGGAAGGTCGTATCCGGTGTCGTCGCCGCCCATGTCGGAGGGCTTCGTGAGGGCGACGGCCCACGACGCCATCCACCGCATCATCGGGGCCTTGGCATGACCCTTGAGCCGCCAGCCGTCCTGATCGTGGACGAAGTACGCGGCGAGCATGTGCGTCCGCGTCATGCGACCGAGGAACTCGGCCTGATTCGTCAGCTCCTCGGGATCGTTCGGTGCCGGCGTGGCCGAGCATGCGAGACGGTGCGGCACCAGTGCGAAATGCTCGATCAGCATGGTGCGCGTCTTGCCGTCCGACTGCTTGAGGATGGACGACTCGTCGAGCACCACAGCGTCGAAGAGTGACGCCGGGAAGTGCGGCACCATCTCGTAATTCGTGACCCAGATGCCCGGTCCAGTGATCTCGGCGGAGTCGCGTACGAACGTCGCAGCTACGCCGACCTTGGCGGCCTCGCGAACCGTCTGCCTGCACACGGCCAGCGGGGCTACGATCAACGCGGTCTCGCCAGACAGTCGTGCCCACTCGACCTGCATCAGCGTCTTGCCGAGACCAGTGTCGGCCCACAATGCCGCTCGTGAGGTTCGAACCGCCCATGCGACGAGCTCGGCCTGCCACGGGTGCAGCATCGAGTGGACGTCAGCAGTCGAAACAATGCGACCTGGACGCTCTGCGAGGACGGCTTTGGCGGACAGGAAGTCTGCATAGCTCATGCCGCACTCCAATCGACCAGATGCATCGATGGCGACCACCCGCGGTGCACGTCGGGGCAATGGCCTGCGATGCGCCCGCAGGTGACTGAGCGGTGACCCTGATACTCGGGATGCCGAGACCCGCAGAGACGCCCGACCGTGTAGCAGGACTGATCTCGCTTGTCACACCAGACGCCGGTCTCGGGATCCTGTCCGTGGACGTGGCCCTCGTTCATGACGCCACCGCCAGCCCGCGGTATCGGATGACCTGCCGCTGCGAGACTCTGAGCCGGTCCGCGATTTCCGCGGATGTCAGGCCACGCTCGGTCAGCTCGGCAACCTGCTCGATCCGCTCCCGGCGGGCCGATGCTGCGTTCCATCGAGAATCACTAGCGGGCTTTGCATTCGGATCGTCGATGGACTCCTCGTCCCATTCGAGCGGCAGCGCCCACCCCTTCTGCTGCGCTCGCCTACGGGAGATCTCCGACGGCCCCTGCCGCATGTGGCAACGGTCGAAAATGTCGGCAACCTCGCGAGCGCGGCGCGCAGTGCAGTGAGTCGCCTGTCCGGCTGTGAGTCGACCGAGCCCCGTCGGATGAATGCCGAGATCCGCGGCTAGCACCTCCTGTGTCCACCCGATTGCAACGAGCGCTCGGAGCCTGCGGACCGTTCCCGTGCTCGCTACTCGCGTACCCGGCGCAGCCGTACGCCATGCAGTGATGGGCAGGGCGATCGAGAGAATCCGCGCCGCGGTCGAACGTCGAACTGCTTTGTTGGGTCCAGTACCGCGGTCGGGTCGGCCCAGGATCAGGCACCGGATGGTCTTACGTTCTACGCCCGCCAATTCGGCGACGCGACGTGCACCGAGTCCGGTCGACAGCAGTGCTTCAACGTGAGCACGCGCAGGCCCTGCGTCGACGTACTCGGACTCGAACCTGCCGTACGCCTTCTGTCGAATACGAAACTTCTCGTAGCACGCGCGGCACATTCCACGTGTGGTCACGCGCCTTCTACAGTCGGACGAGCCAAAGCATCGTCGGGTGGCAGGAATGTCTGGTGGAGCTTCAAGTGTTGTCACTGCGCTACTCCGAGTTTCTTGTCGAGCCATAGCTCGTAGGCTCTGTCGGTTTCGTCTTCGGCGTCCCAGTCGGACGCGGGATCGTCGCTGTTCACCACGCCGCCCATGTCACGAATCCGATGGCGATGGACATCAGCGCGCACCACAGCGCGACGGTCACGGGATTGGACTGATGCTCGTACGGATCGGTGTCGGCCTCGGTCGGCCAGTTGTCCGACGCGACGAGGGTGAGGTGACGTTTGGGCTTCTCGAGTACGTCGTCGACGACGATGCGGCCATGGTCGACCTGGATGTACTCGCTCATCGGGTGACCCCCAACCGTGCCTCCGTGTACGTCAACAGCTCTCGTGCGGGTTTGCCAGTTCGCGCATGGACGTATCGACTCGCCGCGCCGATGCACGGTGGGTATCCACAGCACCTCACAGAAGCGTGCGGACCGGTCGTGTGGTCACCTGCGGAGATGGTTCCGATCTTGACGTGCGAGTCGCTCATCGAGCCACCGCCGATCCGTGATTCGTGCACGTGATCGGAACGCTCGGTGCCGGCGCGCTCACGACAGCGATGACACGGTCGCACTTCGAGCAGCGCAGGGTGACGCGGCCGCCCTCGGCCTCGACCTTCTCCAGCTCGTCGGCGATGGCGGTCCAGTGCTCCGAGAATGCCTTGCCCGATTGACCGTTCGCCCGACCGATCACCTTGGCGAGGTGGCGTGCGCGCCCGATCGGATCGGGGTACAGGTTCGGGTTGAACCGCGTCGTGCGCGGCAGCTTTCCGACGAGGCCGCTGGCGATGATCGTCGGCGGTAGGTCGGGGCCTGCGTCGTAGTGGCGTTCGACAGTGACGGTGAGCGCGGCGGTCATGGCTTCTCCCCCGCTGGCAATACCGTGACATCGTCGATCTCCACGTCATCGATTTCGATGACGCCCTCGTAGTACTCGTGAGGGAACCCGATCGACTCCGGGTCTTCCTCGCCATGGCGTCGAAGCCGCTTCTCAAGCGCAGCTTCGATGGCGTCCGGGTCCGTCAGGTCGACCTTCGCCTCGTGGAGTTCCTCGATCAGCCACTCCGGAAGCTCGCGGCTCACGGTTGCACGCAACCGGATGTCCACACCCACGCGGATTCTGGGCTCGTTCATTCGTTTCTCGTTTCGTTTGGGGTGCCGGGAGCAGTGGTGATGCACCGCTCACCGGCACCTGGGGAACCCGCGCCACTCAGCCCGGCGGCAGCGGGTAGTTCATGGATGAAGTCGAGGTTCAGCGGCGGGATACCGGCGAGCCGCCAGACCAGCGCATGGCAGAACTCGACGGCGAGATTGGTCGCCTGATCCAAGGCGCGTATTCGCCACTCGATCAGGGCGTCGAGATCGCACTCGGCGTACGGCGGGTAGTCGTAGACCTCGCCGCGGGCGATGAAGGTCATGACGCCGGCCAGAACTGCCACGCGGCCAGTGCTCCGACGAGGATGCAGGACAGGATCAGGTGGGAACGGAGACGGCGGATCATGCGGCACCGCCATCGCGGACGTGCTCAATCGCCCTGTTCGGATCCATGGTTCGCCAGTCGGGCCAGGTTCGGCCCTCGTTCTTCTCCTGCTTCGCCTTGATCGCGGCGATGATCTCTTCGGGCTCGAAGCCCTGTCGAAGTGCACCGTCGAACGTCAGGATCGCGAGGTCGGCCCACTCTGAGATGTCGTCCGGCTTGGCGCGGACCTCGGCGATCTCCTTCGTGATGTGGTCCAGCACGCCCTCGGTCCGCTTCCCGGGGCCGAAGGTGAGGAGACTGAACGAGCGTTGCCGCGCAAGGTGAGTGGGATCGATCGCGTGCCTGCCGACGTACTTGACGATCGCGTCCGCCGCAGCGTTGGACATGCGATGCGGCCAGTAGTCCGTGATGATCTCGGCGATCGCGCGGGCGTTCATGCCGACCTCCGCAACCGACGCGGCTCGGGAGTGACGCGCTTGAGCTTCGTCGACGCCTGCTCGGGGTTACTCCCCCGCAGCCATGCGTCGAGCGCGTCGCGATGAATCCGCCACGTGCCCTTGCGATATGGGGCTGGTCGGCCTCCCTGGGTGGCGACAATCTCACCAGTGCGTAGCGCGCGGTACAGGTGATTGGTGCCGCAGCGCGCGTAGGCGGCAGCTTCCTTCACGGTCAGGACCGGGGAATCAGGGGCGGTCATGCTGGCACCGCCTCCAGGTCGAGCACTGCGGACAGGCCGAGCTTCCGCGCGATGAACGCGAGCCCCGACGGCTGCACCCTCGTTGTGTACGAGGTGCCGGTCGAGCCGTCGGACCGCTCGAAGTCGTGGGCCTTCACCTCGAAGTGATGCATGTACCGCTGGTAGGGCGTGTTCTTCATCGACCCCTTGGCAATCAGGATTCCCGCGTTACGGAGATCCGCGAACAGGCGGTTCTGCGCGCGTCCGAGGATCTTCGCGGCAGCGCCGATCGCGTACGTTCCGTCGCCGTCGATGAACCGCTCGTAGGCATCGACCTTCGGAGCCATATCGGCGACGGTCGCCTCGAGCTCCTTCACCTTGCGCGAGGTGATCTGCAGCGCGCGGTGCACGATCTCGTCTTCGGTCAGCTCTGCGGCTGCGGCCGGATGATCGTTCTGCTCAGCGTCCAGGAGGTAGGTGCGGACAAGTCGGGCCACTCCGCTATCACGCAGGAGCATGCCGACGCGTAGAACTGCGCGGCGCGGGTAGAGGGCAATCCTGGGAGCGGAGGAGGTGACCTTCACGTTGAAGGCCTCCTCGAAAGCCCCACGAGTGACGACGCGGTACCCGTCTTCTTCGATCTCGCCGCAATTGCGCTGAACAATTGTCTGCACCGTCTTGATGGGCACCTCGTAGAACGCGGCGACCATGTCGGTGGTGACGTGGATGTCGTCGGCCAGTGTCGCGAGCACGCCCACCTTGTCGAGAACGTCGACGCGCTCGGCGAGGTAATCACGCTCGGCGCGTGCCGTTGGTAGAGTCAGGTCTGACATTGCATTCCAATCTGTGTTGTCGTGGCCGTCACCTGTTCGCCCAGGTGGCGGCTTTTTCTATGCGGCAGCCGTCTTCTTTCGAGACGCGTTACGCGTCGTAGTGGGCGACAACCTGGGAACAAAAAGCGTGCCCGGGAGGACGCGCAGCGCCTCCTCGATGAGCGCGCCGATTTGCTTCGTGCACGTTGTGCGTTCTCCGGTCACAAGCAGGTGAATGAACTGGCGAGAACATCCGACATAGCGGGCGAGACGCGCCTGCGAGAAGTCGGCATTCTCCATGTACTTCACGAGCAACTCCGGGTCGCGGACTTGCATCCAAACCCCTCTCGATCGTTTGCGCCGTGTGGTCGCGTTCATCAGTTTGCCTCTCACCCGATTCGTTGTCAACAAGTTAGACCCAGATAGTGGCATAGCGGTTGACGATTGGTCAACTCTTACGCCGTTGTGATTCAGCACGTCGCAGGTCACGGGCGGATGGACTCGTAGCTCGCTAGTTGACAGAATGTTGCGTGTACGCAGCTTTTCCTGGTTGACGCCGGTCGAATCCGCCGGTGGTAGTTCTATCGATAGTGCAGGAGTCTTCTCAACGTGCACGAGTTCAAGCGCTTCATCCAGAAGCAACTAGACGATCAAGGCCTGCGGCAGGCAGACCTCGTAACCCGTTCTGGGTTGACTCGCTCGCACATCTCCAAGCTGATGCGTGATCAGCGGGACCATCTCGGGCAGATGCCCGACAAGGAAACGCTGGAGGCCCTCGCTAAGGGCTTCGGCATTCCAGTGGAACGAGTTCGCACCGCCGCGGCCCGTTCGCTAGTCGGCTACATCGACGATGGTTCGCCGATTTCGCTGGAGCTTGGAGAGGTACCGACCGATGCACTACTGAACGAACTCAAGAGGCGGATCGAAGCCTCAAGCAAGGGAGCAAGCTATGACGAAATCACGCAACCGAGGACGCAAGAGGGCAGCCAGGAGCACAGCGGCGCGAGCAGCGGCCGCGGCCAATCAGGAGCCCCCATAGGTGCTGATTCATCAGACTTCCGGTCGGCTGCAGCAAGCCTGGGCGAGCGAGCGCGGAACGTAGTACGAATCAGTCATGTCGACGACGACAAGCTCGAAGCCTTGATCGACGACGATCAAGGCTCACAGGCTGACCACGAGCTCGCGGCACGCAAGGGTGAGACCGAGGACGAGATCCGCGAGCGCCTCGGAATTCCTTACGAGTAGCGCGTTTCCGCAGGTCAGATAATTACACCTGCGTAATTTGTCGGTGGCGTACCGCATGGTGTGTTAATGACCTGGCACCCGTGGCGACACCTCCGAGACGAGCATCCACACGTCCACGTCGCGTATCCGGACGGTGGCACAGGCTGCCTCGGAACATGGACGGCCGACGGCATTCAGATCAACCGCCGATCGAACCAGCGCGAGCGGCGCTGCACCCTCACCCATGAGATCGTGCACGTCGAGCGCGGCCCGGTGCCGGCCGATCAGCGCCTCGCGCTGCGCGAGGAAGAGGCCGTCGATCGGATCACCGCCGAGCGACTGATCGAGCTCGATCGCCTCGTCGACGTCATCGCATGGAATCGGTACCGCATCGACGACGAGGCGGCCGAGGAGCTGTGGGTCGATCTGCCCACCCTGCTCACCCGCGTTCGCAATCTCACCGACGACGAGCGCGCATTTATCGACGAAGAACTCGAACGGAGACAGCCGTGACACCACAACAGGCAAAGATCCTGCAGTTCGAAAAGCGTTGGTACACAGCGCCAGGCAACAAGGAGGCTGACATTCGAGACCAGCTCGGACTGTCGGCTGTACGCTACTATCAGATTCTCGCCGCATTGCTCGACGACCCGGACGCCCTCAAGGCCGACCCGGTCCTCGTGAAACGACTGCGCCGCATCCGCGACAGCCGAGCGAAACTACGAAGGGCCGGATGA